ATGAACGCCTATGTAGACTTGCGTCGTAGTCAAGGCAAACGCCCGTTTATTGATGGACCACACTTTGAACTGATGGATTAAAGACTCTTGCCTTTCTGTTAAATCCCGGTAGTGTCTGTATCAGATAAAGTGGGAGTTTATAGGAATGGATGAGATATTCATTGCGGAAGCCGTCTTTCGCATGATAAGAGAACGAAGACATGCCATTGTTGACTTAATGCAGTACAACAACGTCAAGTCTATGGAGCAATATCGTGAGCTCATAGGGAACTTAGAAGCCCTGAATCATGTGGAACAGGAACTCAAGGGCCTGCTAGATAAACAGGAGCAATCTGTTGACTAAAGTTAATTTAGAGGCCGCTCAAGAAGCGGTCGCAAGCCTCTCCGAGGCATATGCCGCACCAGAAGAAAGGGTTTTAAATCCGGACTCTATTGGTGCTTCTCTCTTAGAAAAAATGCCCACACCTACAGGGTGGCGTCTTTTAATTCTTCCGTATCGGGGAAAAGGAAAGACCGAGGGTGGTGTTTACTTGCCGCAAGCAGCGGTAAGTCAGCAAGAGGTTTCCACTCAAGTTGGTTACGTTTTGAAGGTAGGCGAGCTTGCTTACAAGGATACTGAAAAGTTTCCAAACGGGCCGTGGTGTGAACAAGGTGATTGGGTCATGTTTGCTCGTTATGCGGGGTCTCGTTTTGCCATTGACGGCGGTAACGTGAGTATCTTGAACGACGACGAGATACTGGCCCGAATATCGGAACCCTCAGACGTATTGCATTATTAGGAGAGATTAGATGGCTGAAGACCAAATTGAACTGGACCTTGCGTCCAACGAAGACACTGAGGTGGAGGTAGATTCCCCTGAAGTTGAGGATTCTGGTGTAGAGGTTGCCTCTAAGGATCAGTTTGAAAAAGCGGACAACGCAACTCAAAAACGTATTGATCGTTTGACTAAGAAAATGCGTGAGGCCGAGCGTCGTGAAAACGAAGCTATTAATTACGCCAAACAAGTTCAGCAAGAAGCGGAAACTTTAAAGCAGCGGTTTTCTAATTTAGACAGTAGTTATGTTGCGGAATACAGCAATCGTGTTCAGAACGAGATGTCGCAAGCTGAATCTGAGTTTGCCCGAGCAATGGAAATGGGTGATACTCAAGCGGCCGTTGAAGCAAACAAACGCATGATTGCTTTGACCTCTCAAAGCGAACGAGCGGCTCAAGCAAAACAAGCTCAAGAGCGTCAGAAACAGGTTGCGCAGCAGACTCAACGGCCTATGCAACAGCAACAAGCCGCGCCGCAGGTTAAAAGGCCTGATCCAAAAGCGCAGGATTGGGCTGAAAAAAATGAGTGGTTTGGTCAGGATGAGGCCAAGACTTTTGCGGCTTTTGGCATACACAAAAAGCTTGTTGAGGACGAAGGGTTTGACCCGACGAGCAATGACTACTATAATGAGCTTGATCGAAGGATTTCTGACACGTTTGGAGGTTCCTCGCAAGCACCTAGCAGACGGGCCGTCCAGACGGTTGCGGGTGTTTCTAGAAATAACTCTGGGCGCAGTAGTGGGAGAAAGGTTCGACTCACCCCGAGCCAAGTCGCAATCGCGAAGAAATTGGGTGTGCCGCTAGAAGCATACGCGAAATACGTTAAGGAGTAAGACTGATGAGCGAAGATACAAATGTAAACGGTTCTATCAAGCGCACTCCTCGCGCAAACCAAACTCGGGAAAAAACGGCGCAGCGTAAGCCGTGGGCTCCCCCATCTATGCTGGATGCACCGCCTGCACCGGAAGGTTTTAAGCATCGTTGGATTCGTGCGGAAACGCGCGGATATGATGATCGGAAAAACATCAGCGCAAAAATGCGCGAAGGTTGGGAACTTGTTCGTCAAGACGAGTACCCTGACTTTGAGTCCCCGGTAGTTGAATCAGGAAAATATGAGGGTGTGTTTGGAGTGGGTGGCTTGATGCTAGCTCGCATTCCTGTCGAAACAATTCAAGAGCGTACCGAATACTTTAAGCAGCGTAATGCTGACCAAATGGAAGCTGTTGATTCTGACATGATGCGCGAGAACGCACATTCAACCATGACGATTCATAAACCGGATCGTCAATCTCGTGTAACCTTTGGCGGCTCTCGAAAATAAGAGCCTCCTATTTAGGAGAAAAATCAAATGGCAAATCAAAACACTGCCTATGGTCTTCGTCCTATCGGGCTTGTTGGCTCGGCGACCAATTCTACTGGGGTAACTCAGTATGAAATCGCTTCCGACAACACTAACGCAATCTTTCAATACGGTCTCGTAACCCCTACGTCCGACGGTGTTGTTGATTTTGCTGGTGCTACCAATGGTGGTACTACTCCTGCGTTAGGTGTCCTGATGGGTGTAGAATATCAAGACTCTACACAGAAAAAACCTGTGTTTCTAAACTACTGGCCCGGTTCCGGTTCCGTAAGTGTCGATACAAACTACCCTGTAAAAGCTTTTGTTGCAGACAATCCAAACCAGTTGTTTAAAGTTGCGTCCGACGCTACTTTGACTGACCGGGCCACGGCGCAAGCTGCGGTATTTGCTAACGCATCTTTGGGTACATCTGCACGAACTGGTTCAACCAACACAGGTAGTTCTAATTCGGCCTTGGGTGTTTCAACAATCAACACTACAGCGACGCTACCGCTTCGCATTGTAGGCGTAATGGATGATGAAGCTAACAGCGACTTTGCTGCGGCGGGTATCCCATTGATTGTTCGGATTAACGCTCACTTCAATGCAAACACTAGCCGTTTTGATTCGCAGACTACTGCGACTTCAACCGGCGTATAAGGAAGGGATTTAACAAATGGCTATTTCTCGCGCACAACTAGCGAAAGAACTAGAACCCGGCCTTAACGCATTGTTTGGCTTGGAATATGACCGTTATGAAAACGAACATGCCGACATCTTCGATGAAGAAAGCTCAGACCGAGCATTCGAAGAGGAAGTTATGCTCGGAGGTTTCTCAACAGCCCCAGTTAAAGGTGAAGGTACTTCCATCACATTTGACGACGCTCAAGAGACCTACACAGCGCGTTACACACATGAAACCATCGCATTGGCCTTCTCCATCACTGAAGAAGCCATTGAAGATAACCTGTATGATCGTTTGGCGTCTCGTTACACCAAAGCTCTGGCTCGCTCTATGGCGCAGACAAAGCAGATCAAATCAGCTTCTATCTTGAACAACGCGTTTTCGGCGACAGGTGGCAACGCCATCGGCGACGGTGCGGCTTTGTGTTCAAACGCTCACCCCTCTTTGTCTGGCAACCAGACAAACCTACTGGCGGTTGCAGCCGACCTCAACGAGACTTCTCTTGAGCAAATGCTGATCGACATTGCTGGTTTGACAGATGAGCGTGGCCTTAAAATTGCGGTTCGTGGTATGAAACTTATCATTCCAAAAGAGCTTCAGTTTATTGCCGAGCGTGTTATCAACTCAAATCTGCGTAGCGGAACAGCTGATAACGACAACAACGCAATGAAGTCTATGGGTATGTTGCCTGACGGTGCAGTGGTTAACCACTTCCTGAACGATAGCGACGCTTACTTCATTAAGACAGATGCTCCAAACGGCTTTAAATACTTTAACCGTTCCCCAATCAAAACTGCTATGGAAGGCGATTTTGATACAGGTAACATGCGGTTTAAGGCTCGCGAGCGTTATTCCTTCGGTGTATCCGATTGGCGTTCAGTGTTCGGTACTCCGGGCGCAGCTTAATAACTTAACCTTGTTAGGTTTGATTGGGGCTACTTCGGTGGCCCCTTTCTTTTGTTTAAATAGTCTGTATACTGGTTTTATTCCTGACAGCCGCATTGGGCGGCTGACTTAACCCAGACAGGAGATAGACATGGGTATTACTACTTTCTCTGGCCCAATAAAGGCTGGCACAATTAAAGAAACCACGGGTACGTCCCTTGGTACAAACATCAAAAACACTGGTCAAGTCGTAATGGCGCAGACTTTTGCCGTCGATCTTTCTGGCGGTGCGGTAGCGGCTCAAGTTACGGATGTTGTTATTCCAGCAAACTCACAAATTATTGATTGTGTGATTGATGCAATCACCGCAGCAAACACCACTACCAACTTGAGTGTTGGTGATACGGTAGGCGGTGCAGCCACCATTCTAAACACTTTTGCAAGCGGCACCACCGCGGGTCGTAAGTATCCAACTACGGAAGCTGGCGGCGCGTTAGCGTGGGAAGACACAGGAACTGCGGACATCCGTTTGACCGTTACTGCTTCTGCGGCGACAACTGCTGGAGAAGTACGTTTTACTATCTTGTACCAGCAAAATAACAACCTCGCGTAATAGGAGGTAAACATGGCAGGTTCTGATGTAAGAGCTAAACGTTTGACGGCCACTGGTTCTGCTGGTGTCGGTCCTGCGCGCATACGTCAGGTTCAAGTTAAAACAACCACCGGGTCACCCCGTCTGACTATCTCAGACGGGAACGGGGGTTCTACTGTTTTAGACATGGACTTAGACGCTTCGGACACTCATTCCGTAAACATTCCGGATGAGGGTATTCGCGTTGCAGATATCTATGTAGCCACCTTTACCGCGTGTACGTCGGTAACGGTGTTTTACAGCTAAGAGTTTGTTTATTCAGAAGTGAGGGATTTATGGCTACGACAAAAGACGTAACTAGAACACCTTCGGGACGAATAAAATACCGCGGGGAGTCCTTTTCAGGTTTTAACAAGCCTAAAAGGACTCCCAACGCGTCTAAAAAGAGTGCCGTTTTGGCTAAAAAGGGCAGCGAAATAAAGCTTGTTCGGTTTGGTGACCAAAACATGTCCATTAAAAAAGACCAACCCGGTCGCCGTAAGAACTTTAGGGCTCGTCACTCGTGTGACACTGCAAAAGACAAATTTACCGCTCGGTATTGGTCCTGTAAGGCTTGGTAACATGGCATATTCTAGGAAATCTAAAAAAGCTTCTTCCAAAAGCAAGGGCAGTAAGATTTGTCCGGAAGGTAAAGCTTGGGCACAACGAACTTTTGACACTTACCCCTCTGCTTATGCCAATATGGCTGCTTCTAAGTATTGCAAAGACCCTAACTACGCCAAAAAATCTAAAGGCGGAAAACGGAAGGGCTCGTAATGGGAAAATTAAAGGATTGGGTTGATGAAGATTGGGTCAGAATTGACAGCCAAGGTAATATCGCAGGCAAGTGCGGGACTTCTAAAAATAAAAAGAACCCTGATCGATGCCTTCCACGATCTAAAGCAGAGAGTCTTAGCAAGTCTGAGCGAGCTTCTACGGCTCGCAAGAAAAAGCGTGAAGGCGCTAAAGGAAAGCAAGTTGTTTCGAATACGAAAGCGGCCAAAGTAAAGCGTTTAGCTCTTGGTGGCGAAGTTACTAAAGCTAAAAGGCCGTATAATGGAAAATCCAAACCCGGTACGGCTGTTGCACGAGGATGCGGCATGATTATGGCTGACCGTCGTAAACATACAAAAGGTTCGGTGACTCAGGGATGAACTTAGACTTTTACAGCGACCCTACCGAAAGAGCCTTGGTTACGGAAATTATGGGCTGGTCTAAGGTTGCTTTGGAGAAACCCAGCGAGCACTTTAATGGGCTTCCCCCGTGTCCTTTTGCAAAAACGGCGTGGTTAGAGGATAAGGTCTCTGTAATATTTAAAAAGGAAGATTCTTACCAAACGTTGTATTCCTGTATTTCTAGATACGATGATGCTTTTGATCTGGTAATTATTGTTGATCTTAAAAACACAAAGAACCCCGAGGATTTCCATGAGTATTTAGACACTTTGAATGATAAAATTTCAGAGGGAATGTTTATAGACAAGGACATCTGGTTGATGGGTTTTAATCCCGAAGACGAGCCCAGTGATTTTGTAGCAGATGTTACCTTTAATTATGAAGTTGACGATGAGTATAGTCTTATTTTTGTTCAGAGGCTTTCAAAATTACAAGAATCTGCAAACAAGTTGGACAAAAAGGGATACTATGATAGCTATAAGGAAGAATACAACTCTTTGGAAATTTACCAAAACCGAGAAAACTTGTATAGGAGGCTAAAAGATGGCAATGAAACCTAAAAAAATGATGCGCGGCGGCATGGCAAAAAAGATGCGCGGCGGTGGTATGGTTAAGAAACTTCGCGGCGGCGGCATGGTTAAGAAACTACGCAGCGGTGGAGCCGTTCGTAAATCTAAAAAGTAGGTTAAAATGGCGTTATCTGGAACATCGGACTTTGAACTAGACGTTGCTGAGTACATTGAAGAGGCCTTTGAACGCTGCGGTTTAGAGGTCCGGACGGGGTATGATTTAAAAACTGCAAAGCGGTCTTTAAATCTCATGCTTGCTGAATGGGCTAACCGTGGATTAAATCAATGGACTATTAAGCAACGAAGCTTTACCTCGACTCAGGGGGATGGCGACATTTCGATAAGTGCCGATGTTATAGACGTTTTATCGGTTGTGGTTCGTCGAAGTAACACCGATTACGCTTTGGATCGGGTTAGTCGAGACACATTTTTATCTATTCCAAACAAAACAAGTCAGGGACGACCTTCTCAGTTTTTCTTAGATCGTCAAACTACGCCTGTTTTGCAGATATGGCCGCGACCTGAAAACAATACGGATGTAGTTATCTATGATGCGTTAACTCGTATGAATGATGCGGATGGTCAAACCAACACGCTTGATATGCCTTTTCGTTTTTACCCTTGTTTGGCCGCAGGGCTAGCGTATTATATCTCCATGAAAAGAGCTCCGAACCGTGTACAGCTTTTGAAAGCTGTTTATGAAGAAGAGTTTGAAAGAGCTATGACTGAGGACCGCGACAGGTCCTCTTTTAACGTTGTTCCTCAGTATCAGTACTTTAGGACTAACTAATGAGTAAGTTTGCGTCTGGTAAAAATTCTTTTGCTATCTCTGACCGATCCGGATTCCGGTATCGGTACAAAGACATGCGTAAAGAGTGGACCGGGGCGCTTGTGGGAAAAGATGAGTTTGAATCCAAACAGCCTCAACTTGGACCGTTTCAGAAAGTTATTGACCCGCAAGCTTTAAAAGACGCGCGTCCAGATACGAGCAACCCTACGAGTGCCTTTTTAGTGGTTACGACTAACGGCATTGTTTATTTAGGTAACGGAAATTGGAGCACGGCGGGAACTGCGGAACTGCCCACAGAAATACCTAACACAGTAGCCCTTTCTGGCGGCGTTGGAACAGTAACGGTGGTAACAACATGAGTTTTACATATGCGCAGCTAAAGCAGGCTATTCAGGATTATACGGAGAATGACGAGACTTCTTTCGTAACAAACCTGCCTTTGTTTATTCGGTTATCTGAAGAACGAATTTTAAAAATGGTTCAATTAAGTTTGTTTCGTAAAAATTCTACGGCTTCTACAACAAACTCAAATCAATACTTAGCTTGCCCCAGTGATTTTTTAGCTCCTTTTTCGTTAAGTCTAACCGGCGCGAACGGTGATAAATTTTTTGTAGAGTTTAAAGACCCTAGTTTTTTACAGACGTATACTCCAGACGCATCCACAACGGGCGAGCCGCGTTATTATTCTGTTTTTGACGTTAATAATTTTTTATTAGCTCCCACGCCAAATGCGGTATATACGGCGGAACTACATTATTTTTACAGGCCCGCAAGTCTTACGGCAGGTGGAGAAAGTGGTACGACATGGCTGAGTGAAAACGCGGAACTTACTCTTTTGTACGGGGCTTTGGTGGAAGCTTACCTCTTTATGAAGGGTGAGCAGGACATGATGCAATATTATGACAAGCGGTTTCAAGAGAGCATGATGGCACTAAAAATGTTGGGCGAAGCGAAAGAAACAACAGATGAATACCGTACAGGAAAAGTTATAAGGCAGAAGCAATAATGTTTGAATTGAATGTGAATGTTCCCCAAAACGAACAAGTGGTATTAGTTAATACTACTGACGGGCGTGGCTTCACACCTGAAGAGCTTTCTGAGCAATGCGTTCAGAAGTTGATCTCTGTATCTGATACGGCACCCCCAGCTATCAGGGATCAAGCCCGTGCTTTTTCAAAGCACATTGAGACGCTTGTTGCATATTATATGCGGCAGGCTATTCGCAGTGACAGAACTAGTGTATATAATGCACTTAATGATGCGGGGCATCCCGACCTAGCCGATCTTATAAGGAGACTTTGACATGGCTTTTACTGGTAACTTCATGTGTACGTCATTCAAGAAAGAGCTTCTTGAAGGCGGACATAACTTTCTACTCAGCGGCGGCGACACGTTTAAAATCGCTCTGTATGACAACAGTGCTTCGTTTACCGCAGCGACGACAGATTACACGGCTACTAACGAAGTAGGCGACTCTGGTACTTATGCTGCGGGTGGTGGCACGTTGACGCGCATCGACCCTTCTTCTTCTGGTACGACAGCGTTTACTGATTTTGCAGATATAACATTTACATCTGCTACAATCACTGCTCGCGGTGCGTTGATCTACAACACAACCGAAGGTTCCGACACGGGTACAACAAACACTGTTGTGGTTTTAGACTTTGGTTCAGACAAAACTTCTACGGCGGGTGATTTCCAGATTGCGTTTCCCACAGCGGATGCGACTAACGCGATAATTCGTATCGCCTAAACTGTAGGTAGCTAGGAGGTTGTTGCGATGGCGCTTGTTGTAAAAGATCGTGTGAAAGAGACCACCGCGACGACTGGTACTGGAACCCTGACATTGGCTGGCGCTGTGACAGGGTTTCAAACCTT